TTAAGCAACTCTCTCAAAGTGAGGAACATCCACAAACCCTTTAAAGTTTCCACCCCATCTATTTTTTGAACTTAGGCTTTCCCAATATTCACCAACTGTTCGGATGAGCTCTTTATCCCAGACTAGCTTTCCATTCCAGAAGAAATTGAGATCGATAGCGCAGCGCCTCAAGTGATTGCTATTCATAGTCTTTGATCTACCGCTTTTGAAGTAGATCTCCTGCTGCTCAGGAGACCTCCAGAGCTCACCACCAGTAACTACCCACCCTTCGGCTGTAGCAAACTGAATAAGGCGACTGACATCAATCAAGAAGGCCGCTTGCTCTGCCACTAAACCACTCATGCCTGCTCTTCTTTTTTATTTGAGCTATTCATACGCATCTCAAAGATCTTCTCAACAGACCTTCCCCCAAAATAAGCCAGCATGACTAACTGGCCCCATTCACCTAGAAGCTTTACATAAGCTTCATTAATATCTATCCCTATTGCTGAAAGAAGTGCGAACAAAAGATAAGCAGTCAGAATATAAACAAGCGTTCCTGGCCTGATGTTCTTTGATAACTTTGAATCGCTACCCATATCGGATTGCCAGCGCTGTGTAGCATTTTCTTGAGAAGCTCGATGCATCTCTGCTAGAAGTTTAGATTCTTCGATCTCTAGCTCTTTTTGTTTGAGCGTGTATTGCAATAGAAGTTGCTCTTGCTCAATCTCTAACTGTTTAAGCTTAATGAGATCCTCATGACTGGGATTCTCCGGAATACGCGCCCCAATCTTGCTCTCAATGAACTCTTTACCCTTGGCCTGGACTGCGCCCGCAAGTAAACCAAGACCATTGACGGCCAAGGTTTGCACTAGAGAGGTAATGATTGGAAGCATGTAATGAGTTCTTTTCTTGATACTTGGAATATGGAAGTCCACCGCCCCACTACCGCCTAGGCTGTTCTTTGGTGTTGGCAGTGGGGCGCAGTAACGCGCGCCCACACACCATCGTTACTTCAACACCCACAGCCGCACCCAAACACCTGCTGCTAGCGGTGGTCATCCCTTCTGCTAGCGTTTCTTGGCTCCCTTGGTTTCTGATGGCTCTTGCTCAAGAGATCCTTCCAATGCCTTCTCTTGTGCTGGGAGCTGACCTTCTTTCATCAAGCCTTCTACGATCTCCATTAACCGATCACCATCATCCTCACCAAAGACTTTGGCCACAACTTCATGGCCATACTTGGCGCATAAGCGGTCGTACTCCTGCTCTGGAGTGATAGTTGTCTTTGATGGGCGCTCGAACACCGTGACGTTTTCGCGCCCAAAGAGGTTTCGAAGGATGTTCGTCTCATACGGCGGTACATGCACATGGATAGTCGTGAATGCATCTCTGCGCACCACTGCCTCCACCTCTTTAATTTGGAAGTCACTATGAATGAGTTCTTTATTTGTCATATGAGCTCCCTTTATTGAATAGCCAATACCGCATGAGCATTAGCTCGTGAGATTGATAAAGCACAACGCAGGTTGACCATGGCGTACATGGCTAGCGTGTCATGCGGACGAATTGGGGCAACGATGTCTAAATCATCGTCACGCAGTTTCATAAAGCGCGTGTTGAGGAAATAGCAGCGCTTACTCCACTCCACCGTTCTATTAGCCATGGCATCAAGTTCGTCAAACTGCGGATCCCAGATGATCTCTACCCCCTTGAAGGCAAGGCCCGTGTTTACGCCTGCGCCTACCCCCGCATCGATGTACTTGGTTTCACCTGATCCAGCGATATGGGTCACCGTTACTTGCTTGCGGTAGGTATCAATGAACTTGCCACCTGCGATGATGAAATCAGGGCTACCGCCATGCTTGATACATTGACGCCATGCGGCCTCCATCTCACCTACTAAGTTACCCGGCGATGTTGAAGCGATGTCTTTGACTGCGTAGTTACGCCAGTAACTTGCTTTGGCTCGATCAATACCGCCTACAGTGCCGGCATCTGGCGCTAGGCTGACAAGACTATCTAAGCCAACTACCGCATCGGCGCCATGGGAGCCGTCGCGGTGAAGTTCCAGGTCTAGCTTATTGAGGAACCCCTCTCTGAGGACCTCTAATTGCTCGTCCAGGAGATTGATTAATTGCACGCGCTCGTTATATTCCAACTGGAAGCCTCGTGCCCCACCTTCTCTGACCTTAATACCGTTACTAAACAATCGGTCATAGTCGATATAGAGGCCATCAACGGCTCTGCGCCATGGGAATGAGGCTTGCTCAGTGGTATTACGCTTATTGAACTTGACCGTCTCCTCCCCAAATGCCCAGGTGAAGTTACTCCCATGCTCTTTGCGAATGTTCTCCACGACATTCTGTTTAGCCCCCAATAGACTCTTGCGCCCTTGCATTAGTTTTTTAAGGAAAGGTCTCTCTACGGCTATTTGGTCTACCGGTAGATTGCGCAAGTACTCATCTAAGGAGACCTTAGCTAGCTCTTGCAAGTCTGTATTTGAAATCGGCATATGCCATCCCTATCTGTATTTATAAATTAGCTGGATTCATACCGTTTGATAGTGCGTGAACCTATCCTTTGCTACGCTACTAGGCGCGACTCTAGCTTTAACGCGTGGGATGAACCAGTAGCTCAGTAGTTAACCGGCGCTACATACAATCATTATTAGATTGATTTAAGTGGGGATTGGATATTTCTGGGGTTTTTGTTCTATTGCCCGCTTATTGTCTTTATGCCCAAAGTGTTACTTCATCACCTTGGGCATATAAGAGCGTCTATTAGTCTGTGGCCGTCAAGGATTCGCAAGCCGACCTAAAGGTTCGTCCTTGACGGAATTACTCTCTCGCTTCATCTTAGATCCCCATATTGCCAAGATGCTGGGCTATTCGATCCATGGGTTGTTCAGAGCTTGCTACTGGCGCTCCCAGGGTGGCGGTTCTAGCTCTAATCGGTTGTGGCGCATGGCTCGTAACCTTTACCTTAGACCAGTCTGGTTTTGGTAAGCCTATGGAGTTGTAAATCGAATCAATCACTGGCCACCATTCAAATACGCCATGGTTTTGCACGAACACATTCATATAAAACGGATCTTCCATATATTTCGCAAAGAGCTCAGACTTATAGCAATGATCAATCTCGCCCTGTCTTGTAGAAAGGTACTTGAGCATCTCCTGCTTAGCCTCTTTAACAACGCTGAAGTGATCCTTGTTTAGGTAGGACTGTCCCGGCTTTTCGTGCCACTTCTCTTTTTTATTGCGATCTACTGAATCCATCATGCTACCTACCAGCTCACCTTCAATCTCATAGCTATGCAACTTATCCAAAAGGTCTTCTACCTTTGACTTGAGTGCATCGTTCTCTTTAGCAAGATCACGATTGGTATTGGCCATCTTTTGAAATCGGTTTTCACTACGATTGGGTTGGGCTGTTTCCTCTATTTGCTCCTTAGGCGCTTCTTCGGTTGAACTCAAGACTCTTTCAATGAGCTCTTTGCCGCTCTCCACCTGAATAGGGGTTTGTGGCTCAGCCTCAACGGTAAGCACAACAGGAGGCGGCAATAATTCACTGATGTCTCTGGCAGCTATTGGCTCCGGTTCTAGATTAGACGTTAATGAAGGCATCTCAGCCGGTATTAGCACCTCACCCTTCACCGGTGCAAAGACGGGTTCTGTGCTCTCCTCTTCAGCCTCTTGCTCTTGAGTGGGTTCACCTTCTTCAGCCTCAGGCTCTTTGCTTAAGCTATCGAGCAAGGCGGCAGACTTTTGCTGAGTCTTACGCTTTGCTTCTTCTTGCTGCTGAAGCGCCGCCTTTTCTGCAAGTCTTCTCTCAAGGTCTTTCTGCCTCTCTAATCTAGCTGCTTCCTTTGCAGCAACCACTTGTAGTCGTGCCACTTCATCTTGAGCTGACTTCTCATCAGCCTTTCTTCGCCGCTCTTCATCCGCTAATTGTTTGGCCTTAGCTTGGGCTTCTTGCTCTGCTTTTTCTAAGGCGCGCTCTTCCCTTGCCTTTATGCGCCTGGCAACGGCTTCAGCCGCACTCTTCTCTTCAGCCTCTTTACGAAATTTCTCTTGCTGGCGCTTTGCTTCACGCTCTTGCTCTTTCTGAACTAAACCTCCATTGGTTAATACTCCAGAGCTAAAGTTTTTCACTTCTTGTGTCATCTACTGTCTCCTCTTTTAAATGTTGATGCTTACCTTGCTTTTCCCTATCGACTTCCCATTGCCAATTGATTGAAATATCCCTGTATCCATCGGCTTGCTTTTCAATCTTGGGTATAAATTGATTGGAATCGATACGATCGTCATATCGCAAGAGAGTCTCGTGTAGGAGGCTACGGATATGTTCGTAATCCATCCCTCTTGCCTGCAGGTTTTGCATTTGAATTGAGAGACTGGTGATCATTGGCAATACTTTTAGCCAGCCCTCCTTCTCCTCAATGCCATCAGGAGAACCAGTCGTGCCGGCTCGAATACGCAGGTTAACCATGTCAAAGATTCGTTCTTTAGTGAGCTCTGGCCAATCGTAGGTTTTCTCTTTGGTTGTGATGGCCTGGCCATCAACCATGGTTGTTTTGGTAATTGGCGCGCCCACATAGCGCTCTACCTGCTCTTTAGTGAGTTCTTGCAGTAGAACCTGGGCACTGTATTGCGCTATCTCTTGTAGCCAATCTTCTATTTGGTCTTTGAATTCAAATACGCGCCCTGATAAAGCTCTTTGCAGAATATTTGCCTCAGTAGCAGTCTTGGGCCTTACTACAGTGGACCTTGCTGCATCTTGCAGGCCTGTGACTTGCTCCCAGTCATAGCGCACTGCACTGGTGTCATAGACGATCGGATCTATCTTGGGATGCCCTCTGGGAATAATCACCTGGTTAAGAGGCTTTCCTTCTGTATCCACAATCGTGATCTCACCAAATCGAGAATCCGAATGCTTCTTGATAGTCTTCTCGTTGATATCGGCTGAGGCCACCCATCCAGGAATACACAGATCCCGATGCTGATTGAATCGATATCGCGCTTCGTTATGCTCATCTTGTAGCCGTTCAGTTAGATCCACTAGGCTTGGCGCAACAAACTGGCCGTCTACTACCTGATAAGGCAATAGAAAGAATGGATACCAGCGCTCTCCAGCCCTTGGTGGTGAATAGGGTTCGCGCAACCATTCTGTCGCGCCCTCAACCATTGTGTATACACGCTGAGTAGTTCTATCCCAGATCTCTAGGACAGCTATTTGCTGATCATCGCTAACCGGTCCGACATCTAACTGCATGGAGGCTAAGCGTCTTGCCTTCTTATGCGATGGCTCTCCTTGTCCTGGTTGGTAGATCTTTGCATTGGCAAGATTCTTTTTATACAGAGCTTCAGCCTGGGATCTTTTCATGGGAATGACTTGGCACATCCAATCTGCATCGGTGTAATCCCAGAACTCACAGATCGATGGATCGATCAGGAGGTTTTCTGTGAGCACTCTATCGATAACGAGACCTTCGGTTGCCCAGATCTCAGATTGCTCTCGCACTCCCAACAATTGCTCTTCTAGCTCAGAGAGCTTTTCTTCATGGTGACTTTTCTGACTGGTATCTTGAAGATCTTGTTGGAGATCGCCTATAGCAAGTTGATTCTCTTGTTGGTCATTAATGCGGTTCTGAATAAATGCATCACTATGAACATCTCTCTGATACATCACCTTTAGGATTCCAAAGCTACAAGTCAATGCAGCCCTTACCGTGGACTTGGCTCGATTCTTGAGTTGGGCATGCTCTAGCGCCCTATTGGTTACTTTCTCAAGGGTGCAACAAAAGAGTTTGATATCCGCGCCCGTATGAGCTGGAGTTATTGAGATCTCTGGATTGCGCGCATAGACGTTGGGCAAGACTGCAGAGATGGTTCCATGAATTAAGTTGGCTCTAAGGCCGTAAAACTCCTTACCAGCAGGGTCAGCATTCCAATTGAAGCCGGCGACTGTATTGCGGTTGTGCTTTACGCGCTTATGAAAGGTAGTCCAGTGAGCCCGTGCATGTTTGATGCGGGCATTCCACTTTTGTTGAAGAGCTTTTGAGTCTTGGGGCACATATTATTTATAAAGTCTGGTTATATAGCCCGCGAATTTATATAGAATTTATTTTCCCTCGAAGTGCCTCAATAATTTATCAAGTTCAGACAATAAATTTCTCGCCTCCTCAAAGGCGTCTTTTGAAAAATGAGATTCGTAATGTCGCCATTCCGTCATGTCAGCCTTTGTATGAGACTGCAAAAGCTTCTTGCATTCCCTAGAAATTGGTGGGGCGGGTTTTTTTAATACACCCAGCAACAAACCTTCCAAGCAAGGTTTTGAGCCGACCATAAGAATGCCGCAATCCTTTGCAGTTTTTTTAAGATCATCAGACCAAACTAAGTCAGTATCTAAAAGGGCAATTTTCTTGTCATAGCTAGCAAGTCTTGTATGGCGAATTACCTGGGTCACAATGCTGACTGGCCCTCCCCCTTGTGCATTTCTAATGGTTACCGCAACGCCCTCATTATCAGAGCAGTAGATATTCCTTAGGTACTGCAAAAAGGCAGCCTCGCAATCACCCTCCCCCATCACAAGAAGAGTTTTTCGTTGGCGTCGAACTTTTTTAACCATTACTAATAATTAAACCTGAGGAATTGCGCCGTAAGCGCCAGCCATGTACTTGGCATACAGATTGTCATCTGCCCTAACGCCTTTTACACTATCTAAACGCCATGCATCACTTATGCATTCCTGATTTTTCTCAACCAATATCACTTGGGACTTATGTAGAAGACTAAGAACCTCAACCGAGTGGCAGGTGAAAATAATTTGGGCGTTTTTAGGGTTAGTTTTAGGCGAAAAGAACAAATCCAATATTGGATGCAGCATATGTGGATGCAGATCTGCCTCTAGCTCATCAATAATTGCTAGGCCTCCACTATTGAGAACCGGCAATATTCTTGAAAGCAGCAGATAGGCTCCTTGGGTTCCGCTAGATTCATGCTTAAACATCAGTGCATGATCCACTCCATTTACCTTGTGTATCCCAATCGGAATAAATATATGTTCTTCTTTTCCAGATTCTTGGATATGGATCTGCTTTTCAACCTTTACAGCTGAAAGACCCAAATCCCAGCCGCACAAAAGCTTATTCATTTGTTCGCGAATAAGTTCGTTATCCGCGTACATAGCAGATGCACCAATAATTTGAATGTCGTCTAGGTGTTGGCGACCAAATACATTCACATTGCTCAACACAAAACCTGAAACTATTTGTAATGCGAGGGGGACTTTATACTGAGCAGCGGTCGCAATCAGCGAGGCATTTTCGCGGACCTTCTCCGCCTCTTTTTGCAAAAGACCGAATTGTTTTTGTTTGATGATGTATCTCTTATTTTCTACGTCCCAATCTCTAGTAAAAACATAAGAATACGCACGACTCTGTTTGCAGTACAAAGATTCTGAATAGACGCGATGCTCATCAGCATCTAGAGAATATCTCCACTCTTTTCCATCCATCTCAAATTCAATTTCAAAATGACTAGGCTTATCTTTGGCCGAAAAGTGTGCAACCAGTGGAATGGGTGCATCAACCCTATTTTGAAAGGATAATTTTATGAACCAATCTAAAAAAGCCATTGATTTGATGAGCGCAGTCTTACCGCTTGCATTAGGTCCAATAATCGCAATTGCCTTTGATAACCTTTTCCCGGCGATAGTGCCAAATGAGCGGTCATCATTCGGAACGTGCTGACTCATCTCCATAGAAATATGAACTTCTTCCAAGAAAGATTGAAAGTTTCTGACTTTGATTGAATAAAGCATTTTTTGTCGTATTCCGTTAATTTCAACAATATTTTGTTGAAATCTATTGTATACGCATATTTTTCTAATGCCAATAGCAGCAAAATAGCCCTAAATTGCACTTTCAGCTCTCCTGGCTGTCATTACGCCATACCTCGTAGCATCCCATGCATGATCTTCTGCGTCAGTATCTACATCTTCAGGGTTCACTGCATCTGGTGGCAATTGAGGGATCGTTCTGAGCCAATGCCTACAAGTACTGAAGACTTTTAGCCTTCCCTCAGCCAATAGGCGAATAATTTCTTGGGCACCATTTACTCTACTTCTAGGGGCGTTATAGGCTTCGGTCCATTTGACTCCTTTATCTCTAAAGATCTGACCAATGGACCTCTCTGCTCCGATCTTTGAAAAGATGGATGGGTCAGCTAGGTTTATACGATATTCGTATCCGAGGCGTTGGTCATGCATCTCTATCTTCTTGATCTTCTCCGCTACTACGGTGGCGTCTTCCCTTGTGCCCGTGTTTTCTTTATCTCCATACCCATAGAGTTCTCGCCAAAGGTAATAGACTCCATCATTCGATAAGGCAAACCAATAGACGGCATATGGTCTGGCATAACCCCAATCCATTGAACGCCATACCTTCCAAGTTGGTGGGATTGCGAATGGCTCTACAACATGTTTAGAAGGCTGCCATACGCCTTCGAGGAAACTTCCCACATGGATATCCCAATCACCTTCTAACCAGGCTCTGCGCCTGTTTGGATCGCTTAGCGACTCTAGGCTCATTAGGTAGTTGGGATCATTTTTAAGAAGATGGGTGTTCTCATAAATCGTTGAATGAATTCTCACCCTAGGTAATGCGCCCTCTTGCCTGATGATTTGCCCCGCTGGAATACTTCCGATCTGAAATCGCTCCTTTACTGATGCATGTCCTACTCCAAATGGATTGCATGTTGCCCTCACCATCCTAGGGATTCCGGGTTGCGAAGATCGACAAGTGGTAAGCATGGCTTCGTAAAAGGAGAGGTTGCGCCAGTTAGTTAATTCTTCGAACCCAATCCATTGATACTCGTGACCATGGTAATTCCAGTAGTCGTCTTCGTTAGCCCCATAGCGAAAGTACAGCATCTCTCCTGTTGGCCATTTCCAGACATAGTCAGATTCATTGAACTTAGCGCCTGGGAAGATCTGATAGAACCAGCGTTTACTCTTGGCCACTACGTCAGCCAATTGGGGATAAGTCAGGCGAAAGAGTGTTCCGCGCCAATGATCTCCAAAGCCTCTGCCTACATGCTGGGCATAGCTCATCAGCAAGGTGTCGGTCTTCCCCCCTCCTCTGGTGCCTTCCAGCAACACCTCATACACGGGACATGTCAGAAACAAAGTCTGACTGCCGGGCAATGGTGCCCAGATGGTTTTCATTGTGGGTTTTTAAAGCGTTAGTGTTTTGGCTGAGCTGCTCGCTCCCAATCCTCAACACTCATGGCACTTGGCACAACCAATACTCCACTTTGTAGTGGAGCTCCATCTTTGCCCGTGTGCTCAATAGCAGATAAGCGTGGATGCACATAAGGCGCCGCATGCCTCCCAACAGTGGCGGCCATGTTTAGCAGTTTAATTCGAGCTTCACTTGCTGACTCTTTTTCACCGAGATCTTCTTCACGCACATTGCTGGCATGCTCATATAGCTGGTGCATTACCTTCATCATGACTTCTAATGGAGTGATTCCCTGGGTAGCCACTGCTTCGGCTATCTGACGGGTCCGCTTAGTTAAGCTGCCAGTCTTTCGCCCCGCCCCAGGTCTAGCTCCACCCTTTGATTTCTTTTGATTGTTTTCAATCATGGCAACTTGATCATTGTCAGAAGATGGGGCTGCAATGCAACTGAATCACCGATGGGGTCTTCAAACTCAATGATGATTCTTTGAAATAGATCAAATCGGCTTTGAGCGCCTCGATGCTTAACCACTGTACCTATGCGTCCACTGGGAGTCCTCACAATTGAACCTATAGGAAAGTCTTCCATATCGGGTCGATGAATGACGCCCACCATGGCTTGGCTTGATTGCTTAGCCTGCATTAACTGCCTCCTGACGCTTGCGTAGTTCTACGAAGATTCTGGTTTTGAAGGCGTCATAGCTTTCCGAACCCTGAGCTCGCATGTCTAACTCCCTACCCTTAGCATCTATCCCCTCGTTACTTTTCCACCAGATATCTTCAACTGGGTTGATGGTTTGACTCTTTCTTCGCATGCCCTTCAGAATGGCCATCACAAATCCCACATTAATCGGTGTTGAGCTTGAAGCGCGTCTCCTGGTATCTTTGGCCTGCAAGATGGCGTCAGCCACTTCCTTTTCAGAAATATCCAACCTAAGCATCTCGTTGATGCGTTCATCATCAAGGGGGATATTGATACCCTCCTTTGCAAAAAGTTCAACAATTTGAGCTGGTCTTAGATTGCTCGTTTCCTCATTTTTCTTTTCTGCCCCATTGTTTTGTTTGTCTGGTGTATGGAGATTGGTGTTTGGTGTTTGGTGTCTGGTGTTTGGTGAGCATTGCGTTGGCAATGCGTTCGCATTGCGATCGCATACGGAAATGGTCGTACTGTCAGACAGTATTTGTTCTACTGATGATGACTGCCAACGACCTTCCGCGCTCCGTCTGGCTTTGATTTGGCGATCCTTGAACCTTGCTATTTCATGGTCGCAGCGCTCTTGCCTCCAACCATCATCCGTTAGAGTAAAAAATTCATTGAGAACTGAGATCACTGCATTTTTTTCTTCTTTAGATCTGGCATTGATTAATCTTTGAACAAACTTCACATCCATGGGAAGTGGTTTCTCTGTAGCGTAGTACTTTCTGATCAGGCGACTATAGGTTGCGTCCTCGATAAAGGTGAGATGGGCTGTTGCTTCTGCGTAATCACCAATGTGATGCTCGTAGTAATTCATTTAAAACTGTCTCCGTAGCGTTCTTTTTTTTGCGTAAATTATTTAATGCAAGAGATGAATCTAACAATCGGAAAGCGTATCGTCAAACGTGTTTTTTCTGAATTTATTTTGAATTTATTTATCTACTAATTCGCTGTAATCCTTCTTTAAGAAATTTGAGATGCTTTATTAATTATTTTGAGGTATTAATTGATCTATATATGTCCACCACTCTCCTGATGCCATCGGAAATTACTGACAAGGCTGTAGCCCTTTACTGGATTGACTTGTAGCACTTATATGAATAAATATTTTTTTGTAGGCCAAAAATAATTTGTGTTCGGAAGATGGGTATTGACTTTTGATTGACCATCAAAATTTCATTGACTACATTGCTCTTCAGTGGCACACATATTCATACATAACATGACAAGATGGAGAACAATTTGATGGTAGCGATTCGGCTTTACAGTTTGTACCGTTCATACGGTTACACGAAGATGAGTTCAGCAAAAATGGCTTTGCAGGTATATCGAAAAAATATGAAGCGCGTCCGTCAAGGAGGTCGTCATGAGTAATTCAAATTCAGAGGTGACCTTAATGAGAATTCCGCAGATTCTGGAAGTCATGCCGATTTCAAAATCTAAGTTCTGGCTAATGGTTCAGAAAGGCGAGTTCCCTAAACCGATCAAAATTGGAAGATCCTCCTTTTGGACCATTGAGCAGGTTCAGACCTTTATCCGAGAAAGGACAAAGCAATCCACCAATTGA